CGCTCAATCTCACACAGGAACATCATCATCTCGTTCATTAGTGTGAATACAGGCAACAGGCCTTTGTTGGAGCCTTTGGATAAATCCTTTTGCTGATCCATATATATCTCAGCGCAGGACAGAACGTCAGCTTCAGCGTACTCAATCACAGTGTCGAGGGGCATAGCTTCAAACCCGGTGCCACTTTTAAATAGCTCATCAACCAACTCGGATTTCTTACGAGTAACATCTCTGCGTTCGGCTGTAGCTTTAAGCGACTTAGATAATGGTTGAGCCCGAGAGAAAATGTATTCACCAATCATGGTGCAGTACATCTCAGGTGGAATAGGTAACCCCGCTTCCATACAATATAACAAATCGAACTTTGCATTGTGGGCCACGCCAATTTGGGCGGACTTCAGTGCCTGAATAAAATCATCTGGTGAATCAGATTTTTCGATTTCGTTATGATGAAAGACCCGACTATGAACCTGCCCAATTACTCCATCTTCAATTATAAGCCAGTGTGCACTGACCATCTTGTTCTTTGGATTAAAAGGGCTGTTATCAATTGACCCCTCACTCCGTTGCACAGTTGTTTCTAAATCAAATACTATTATCCTCATTCAATACCCCATTTCTTTTCTGCTAAAAACCGCCACAAAGTTTCTATTGGTTTCATTTCTGTGTGGCCCATGAACAACCTGCCCCCATAACCGAAGTCATGTTTGCGGGCGTTATCTTTAAACTCTTTACGAGTGACCCAGCCGTTAATTGACATCACATCCTCGTCCTCGGTACGGCCAACCAAGATTGCGATTTCAGCCCTAAACTTTTGCATGGTGTCAAAAATTAAAGGGCCGTGTTCTTCATTTGTGAATTTTACATCGACAGGAATATCGTCCATCCACAGATCCACGCCGCCATCAGACAGGACGTTGATAACAGGTGGTTCCAAATCAAATAGACGAGCTACGGCAAATTCAGCTTTGTAGCCAAAGACGTTAGCTTCTTCTCTTGTTTGACGCCCATTCTCTAGTCGAGGGTTAAAGCCCTGCATCTTACAAAGGGCGACAGTGTCAGCCCCCATAATTTCAGATGTATGGCTATCTTTCCGGGTTAATCTTACTCTCATACAGTTACTCGACATATCTAGAAATTGCAGGTTGGATGTTGCAGATCACGGTGCCGTGCCAGCCGGACAACTTGTTTTTTGATATGGTCAGGTAACGAGTATTATCGGGGTCAGTGTCATCCACATCCCCGGCTTCATGTTTGCCAATACCAATACACAGATCTAGCTCGGCCATCTTACCAATCTTGGAGCCTTCCATATCAAAACCTGACAACCGGGTACGGCCACGGGCTTCATTAGATGCTTGGGATACGGTAATGACAGCGCATTGCTGACGCTTGGCTAACTCACGCAGAGATCTATAAAGCTCTCGTAAACGTTCGTGTGATGCTGAGAAGGTTCCATTGATGTGAACTTTATCACCTTGGTCGATGATAACGACATCAGCCTTCATGTGTTCGATGTAGGCTTCAATCTTTTGAAGATCCCACTCTTGGATATCCTTCATGTCCAGACGGTCTTCGATAGCTAGAAAGCGGTTTCTTGCAGACTTAGGATCAGCCACAATATCTTGACGGGTCATTCCGCCCCACGCTTGCATAGCCCGTAACATTGTACGGCGTGTCTCTTCCTCGTTCCCTAAATACAAAACCTTCGCACCCTGTTCACAGAAGCCACCGGGGCCACAAGTGATAGAGATTGCGAAGGCTGATTTGCCTGTTTCAGGTAACGCGAAGATGGTTCCAAATTCGGCTGGGCCGATGCCATAAACGTGTCTGGATAGTGTGTTGATGTTGAACTTCCAACGAGCATCATCAGATGTCATACGCAGGAGCTCTTCGATATCTTTAGTGGTTGTGTCACCAAAGTCGTTTGGCATCACTCCCTCTCGGGCATTGTCCATTAGAGTGGACAAACGTGACATTGCGTCTGGTACGCCTTCAGTGAGTTCAATGCCAAGGTTAGCAATCTTATGACCCACAAGCCTTTTCCAAAGCTCTTTTAGTAGGTCTTGCGCTACGCCTTCTAATAGTGGCTCTTCTTTTTGAATGACCTTGAACAGGTCTGAGAATGCCTCTTTCTCTGGTCTTGTAGCTACGGGGTTATTCTTAATCCATATAGCTTCAACATCATCAATCGTAAGATCGTGTGCGTAGTTTTTGTGCCCTTCAGCGATACAGTTGTAGATATCTCTGAGTTCTTCCTCAAACAGTTTTGGGCTTAAACTGCTCTTGTTTGCGGTATAAAAATCTACAGCAAGCAAGCTCTTTAGAATTTTAGTTTCCATATTTTTTGCTCTTACTAGTGCCTCGTAACGACACTTATTATATCCCTAGTCGGGGGTACTAGCAAGAAAATTTTGACACAAAAAAACCCCGGGGTTACCGGGGCCTTGTTTTCTAACAGTTTTTGTTATCTTTTAACTAAGCCGAAGCTTCATGTTTTTTATATCTGGCTTTGCGTTGCCTCTGCGCTCTCTGATATCCACTTCATGGTGGATTACTCTAGGGTTTCCCCGACACAGTTCGTCTATGGCGTCCTGCAATTTCTTTTGCTCTTCTGCCGCCTCAATGAACCCTTTCGGGCAGTCAAAGTCAATGACCACTAGTCCTCTGCACTTCATTCTATAATCTCCCGTAATTATTTATTTGGATTGTTAACGTTCACTAAATATTTACGGGTGGGGGAGCCTGATGGGGGTCACTCCACGAAGAAGCCTTCCGTCCGTGGCACGATCCATCTTTATTTTGTATTTTATATATCATTTATTATCTTGGTTATCCCCATACCATCGTACCACTTTAAATCGTGGTCGAGAAATTTTACTCCACAACTAACTACCCCTTGTAGCTGTCTTAATAACACTATTGACTTACGCGAGGCGTCTTTGTCAAGGCAAATAATTAATTTAGTATAACCTCTTAGTTGTGAACGTTGTACGGGGGATATGTTTGTACCAAGTAACGCCACACCCGTGTACTTACCAGTGGCGTACACTGCACAGGCACTTGCGGCATCTTCTACAACGATTGCAGTATCTTGATTGCCTACGGATAACACACCTTGAGTGTCCCCATACGATAACCATTTAGGTTTAACGCCATTTGTTAAGGAACGGCCCACAGCACCTGAATCATTATTCATCCAAAATAATGTACGGTCTTTAGCTGGATCATATGTTATTTTGATTGCCCCATCATCAAACGCCTTACGACAATTATTGTCATCAATATATTTAATAACGTGTTCGTGGTGTTCTATAGATGAGTTTACTTCGGGAAGGGGGTATATACGTTTGCGTATACCACTAGGTTCATTGTTATTGAATTTACGTTTGATTGCATCCAACCCATATCCAACTCGTTTACCGCCAGATGCTGAACACGATGCTTTATAACAATTCCATATTAAAGAACCATCACGCTTAGATATTGTAAGAGTATATTTACCACCACAGAACGGGCAATTGATACGTTTGGTATCATCATCTCTGACGCTTACCTTACTGATTACCTCGTATTGTTCTTTTCTACTGTACATATTTGGTTACCTAATAATGATACCACATCTTCAAATGGTAAGTTGGTAGCCATATTTAACGCCAGACGCGGAGTGCACATTTCTGCTTTAGGCACTACGCAGTGGGTCTTAGTAACATCAAGAACGTAGATGTCTCCATCCTTAGCACTGAAGCCTTCCATTAGTGTCACATCTTCAAAATTGTAGACACACCCATCTGTTTGGGTAGGAAGCTTAAAGGGCTTGGCGTCATGCTTAGGCTCACAAAAGTAAGTCTCATAGCCGCCTTCATGTATGTACCAATTTATGGCTGTTTTCGTATCACTATCCGTATGAGGTAATATGGCCCGGTTAATGGTCATTAAACTCATATGAAAGTGTTTTCTTTCCTTGGATGGGATCAACGCCCAAAACAAGTTCTTTACTTCATTGGGTATAGAGAAATCAGTATATTTAATCCCTTGGAATTCTGCCCCCTCACCGATGCCGTATTTTATGTACTCGGTAGTTCCCTCTCTTGGGGTAGGTGCATCAATCGTTGTTCTTAATCTAATGTATTTCATGTACCTAAACCTATAGCTCGGCCCCCCAGAGCGGCCTCGCTGTTATACACCCATAAACGCCATCCGTCAACACTAACTGTGACACTAGTTATGCGCCTTACCACTAACAAACTGGTTTAACCTGTTGATTTGATTGATAAGACGCATAACCTGAAGGTCGTAGGTT